ACAACACAACCCAACAACCATGATCGGCACCGTGATGATATAAACTAAAGCGTTTTCCATTTCAGTCTTCCTTTCGTTCCGGCCAGTCAGACACTGCCACTTTCTCGCCCCTTTTCTCTTTCGTGCAATACTTTCTCAAGCGCGGCAGTGCACTCCTTGAGCGCCACGATATTATAATGTAAAACTTTCCTCGTCGTTTCAGAGCGCTCTTCCTGTCGCGTCTCAAACAAATCAAAACGAAGCGCCACACTCAACGACGCGCAAAACGCCGCGATGTTGTACTTTCCATAATAGGCAAATCCCGCCGCCGCGATTCCAAGAGCGGTTGAGGTGTAGAAAAATATCGCGGAAATAATTCGTGCAGGTCGCATAGCCAATCTCCCTCAAATCCTGAAACCACTTCACGCCTCGAAAGTCTACCGCATTCGCCGTGCCGATATTTCGCGATGCTGACTGTTAAGGAACCCACACAATCGAAAACAAAAAGCCCGGCACTCGTCATGCCGATTGCAATAATGGCTTTGTCGCAAAGCGTAAGCGTTGACATGCTTCCCCTCTCGCATGGAAGACTCTCAAGTTCAATCACCGGGGGTTATTTTTTCTATGTCTTGGATTAACTATCTTGTCGACGGTCTTTACGCGTCCGGCACTGCCGGAATCATTCCAGCGGAGTCTCTTGAAAAACGTATTTTAGAACACGACGGGGGCGAGGCTTACCACTGCGCATTTCACCTTTGGGACCCCGCTTTACGAGTGGAAGAATTCCTAGGCATGGAAGACCTCCCCGACGGCAAACGAAAAAGGAAAGTCCGCTATCACGCCCAAACCCCAGAAACTTTACAGCGATTCCCCAAAACAACCGCGCAATACCGTGGCCCCATGCGCGCGTCGTTCGGCCGCGCGTGGTTTGATTTTGACTCAAGCGACGGCGGCGAAACCGCTTTCACACACGCCAAATCCTTCTTTTCCACGTTCAGACTCACACCTGGCGCCGTCATTTGCTTCTCGGGCTCAAAAGGCTTTCACGTCGGTATCCCGCTCGCTTGCACGGGCTTGACGGAGGACGAGCACCTAGGTGAGCATCTCAACCGTCTCGCACACTCCCTCAAAGCCAGTTACCCCTCACTCGACACTACCATCTATAACGCGAATCGAAAATTCCGCGCACTCGGTTCTCAGCATCCCAAAACGAAGCTCTTCAAAATCGCGCTCAACTGGGAAGAACTCGCCGTTGACCTCTCCACTCTCCGCGACCTGGCCAAACTTCGCCGCCCTCCGTTCTCATTCGAAGCGATACCGGAAGGACTGCAAATCTCTCCGCTCTTTGACGAACTCAGACGCAAGCAATCCGACTTGCTCAATGACTCCGTCTCCCTCAAAGAAGCCCGCACCTACCGAAAAACTGACGGCGCGATTGCACTCGAAGAATGTTTATTTTTAAAACACGCGGCCGACGACGCCCGCACTCTCTCCGAACCTGAGTGGTACGCCACTGCTTCGCTGGTATCGCGCTTTGAAAACGGCCGAAAGAAATTCCACGAAATCTCGCGCCCCCATCCTGCCTACACCAAAGAAGAAGCCGACGACAAATTCGATCAAGCCGCTCGCGCCACCGGGCCGCGCACCTGCGAAGGTATCCAAAAACTTTGGACCGGTTGCAGTGAGTGCTCACACTTCAATAAAATAAAAACCCCCGTGCAGCTGGTTTCGCGCGATGTCATTGCATCCGAGATTTCTGGTTTCTATTTCGTTGAAGTCACGGCGGCCGGCAAACTCTCCCGCACACCTGATTATGAAGGACTCGTGCGCGCCTATGAGCGCGACGCCCCTTATCGCATGGTGCCTGAAGTAAAAACTGTTTATAGGTTCCACGATACGCACTACTCACCTGAACACGCAATCCAAGTCAAAGCTTTCACAGAAAGAGTCATGGACCCGCGTCCGAAAGAAACCCTTCGTGTAGAATTCCTAAACAAAATACAGGTGAATCGAGTCACAAACCGCGATTTTTTCGAGTATTCCACGCGAAATCGCATGAATTTTAAAAACGGGGTATTGCAGCTATCCGACATGCAGCTTGTCCCGCACTCGCCTGAGTATGGTTTCCGGTTTGTTTTGCCCTACGATTATGACCCCACCGCTCGTTGCACTTCGTTTCTCGCGTGGCTAAACGACGTTTTGTGCGGAGACGCGGAACTCATCTCCGTCATGCAGGAATGGTTAGGGTACGTCGTTCGTGGCGGAGAGTATGAGTTTCACAAAATCATGTGGCTCTCCGGCAGTGGACGAAATGGCAAATCTACCCTCATGGAAATCATGACGCGACTAGTTGGGTTTGACGCAACTTCGTTTGTCGGCATTGACGCACTCGTGCGAGACAAATTCGCGCCCGCCGACCTCGACGGCAAAATTCTGAATTTGTCTGAGGAAACCTCTCCGCAAGCTTTTTCTGAGACGGGAATTGTTAAGCACCTCTCTGGGGGAGGCCAAATTGCGGCGCAGAAAAAGTATGGGGATACTTTTTATTTCAGTAATCGGGCTAAGCTCGTCGTTTCTTACAACGAAATCCCGCAACTGAAAGATTTCTCTACCGGCATGCTGTCTCGCATTATCGTCATTCCGTTTGAGAAAGTGATTTCAGAGGAAGAGATGGACCCACGGCTAGGTCAAAAGCTCGCGCAGGAACTCTCAGGCATATGCGCGTGGGCGTTTGAGGGATGGAAAAGGCTTGAGCGGCGTGGGCAATTCACAAGGGCCGTGAAGAGCCAGGAGGCGCTCTCCGAGCTTCGCCAGGAGTCGGACTCTGTATACCAGTGGTTTCGCACGCACGTGCGCGTGGGGGCGACGGGACGGCGATATACCACGTCGGAGATGTATGAGCACTATAAGGCGACGTGCCAAAACCATCCCGTGAATACTTACCACTTCGGGCGTCGTCTTTTAAATATCCCGGAATTGCGTAAATTGTTTAGACGCACTACGCAAAATAACGGATATGACGGCATAGAATTAATTGAGAGAAATGATAGGTCTATTAGGGACTTTTAGGCTCTTTTTTACCTATGGAGCTAGTTCCATCATCCTCCATGCCGTAATACGCTATGGAGGATATGGAGCTATGGAGCTAGTATCAAACTGACTCCCTTATATTTTTCATGGAGTAGTCTATATATACTCTTTCGTGACATTAGAATTTGGAAAGGGTAAAAAATACAACTGACGCAGGGCAGTAGATGCATAGCGTATAAAACCGTTTTCTATGTGCGCTATGTAGACTCTTCATTATAAAAAAACTTTTCGTCGACAAGCTCCATCCTCCATTAAGTGCAGTGCACTATTCACGGCGCGGCATACTCAACCTTACGCACCGCGCATTCAGTTTGTAAAACAACGGTTAGTTTAAAATTAAGTTCTTAACAATTTGACACGCACGACCATCTCAAAAATCTCTTAACGTGAGAACATGGAAGTGCCTCAACGCCGTGCGGGATTGCCCGCAAAACGAAGTGCGAAAAACCCAGTCACGTTAAATTTACTTGCGGAACTCAAAGTTCGTGGTTTTGAGCCCGCCGCTGAGCTTTTGAAAGTGATCAAGCGCGCATGGGAAGAACTCGACGCAGCGGACGAAGCAAAAGAAATCGCGTTGCAAGACGACTCAGATTTAAAACCGGAAGCAAAAATTTCGGCGCTTTTGTCGCATAAAAACGAAGTACACCGCAATTTGCATTTGATTCGCCAGACAACGGCGGACCTGATGCAATACGCTTACCCTAAACTGAAAGCGATTGAGGTTCGTGCGTCGGACGAAGACGGAAAACTATTTGCTTCGTTTTCTGCCGTCATGGCGGAACTCGGGAAGCTCGACAAGGAATGACATGAAGTTACTACACGGCGACTGTTTAAGCGCGATGACTGCGCTACCAGATAACTCTGTAGACGCGATCGTCACCGACCCGCCTTACGGTCTTAGCTTCATGGGCAAGAAGTGGGACCACTCCGTTCCAAGCGTTGAAGTGTGGCGCGAGGCTCTGCGAATACTCAAGCCCGGCGGTCATATGCTGGTTGCTTGTGGGACGCGGACTCAGCATCGCATGGTCGTCAACATTGAGGACGCGGGCTTTGAGATTCGCGACGTGATCACCTGGCTCTATGGTCAGGGGTTTCCGAAGAGTTTGGATATCTCGAAGGCGATTGATAAGGCGGCGGGTGCGGAGCGGGAGGTCGTTGGCCAGAATCCGAACCATCGTGGCGAAAGTCAGATGAAGAACCCGTATACAAAGTCCCTCGGTCAGAATGGCGGCATCACGGCCCCCTCAACCGACGCCGCAAAGAAATGGCAAGGCTTCGGAACCGCGCTGAAACCAGCGTGCGAATTCTGGACGCTAGCCCGGAAGCCTCTCAGCGAAAAGAACGTGGCCGCTAACGTGCTCAAGTGGGGCACGGGCGGGTTGAATATTGACGGGTCGAGGATAGCATATCACGGTGATTATCGGTCACCCGCACGCTCAAGTGGCGAGGTAAATTCTGGGGGTTCATTTGGCACTGGAGTGACCAAGTTTGACGATAGTTCCGCTGAAGCAAAGGGCCGCTTCCCCGCGAACCTCATCCTCGATGAAGAGGCAGGCGCTGCGCTTGATGAGCAGAGTGGGGCGAGTAACTCCCGCTTCTTTTACTGCGCCAAAGTCAGTTCGAGTGAGCGCAATGCGGGGCTTGAGGGGATGCCTAAAGGGCCTGCGCCCGCATCAGCTAGAAGCAAACCCGCCGAAGGTAGGGACAACGCACTAGGTGAACCGCGTGCCAACCACCACCCCACCGTAAAACCGATAAAACTCATGCGCTACCTGTGTAAGCTTGTTACGCCTCCAAACGGCGTCGTCCTCGATCCTTTTATGGGAAGCGGGAGCACCGGTGTCGCGGCGATTCAGGAGGGCTTTCAGTTCGTCGGCATTGAGCGAGAGGCGGAGTACGTCGAGATTGCAGCGAAGAGATTGGCGCATGTCGAAAAAGCTTGAAGAGCTGAAACCGCTCTATAAATTCTATCAAGAAAACCCCGGCGAGTTTTTCAAGCGCGTGCTCGGAGTGACTACTCTTGAGTCATATCAAGAGAAGCTTCTCTACGACATTGCGCACTATGACCGAGTTGCGGTGCGCGCGTGCCACGACGTGGGAAAGAGCTGGACGTTTGCGCGCGCGGTTCTTTGGTTTGGCGCGTGCTTTCCGAACTCTAAAATTATCACGACCGCGCCGACCTACAACCAAGTGAAGAATATTCTTTGGAGCGAAATCAACGCTGCGTTTTCGCAATCCAAAGAACCTCTAGGCGGCGTGATGAATATGACTGAGTGGCGATTAGGCCCCGAGTGGTACGCGCTTGGATTCACGGCACGCAATGAGGCGAACGCCGGTCAAGGGCAGGGCACGCAGTCGAGCTTCCAAGGGTTTCACGCGCCGTTTGTGCTCGTGGTGTTTGACGAAGCGACCGGCATACCGCCAGCGATTTGGAAAATGGCGGAGGGGCTTTTGACTTCCGCGCACGTTAAGTTTCTCGCGATCGGAAACCCTACCTCAAAACAGTGCGATTTCTATCGCTGCTTCAATAGCGCGAAGTGGCGCAAGGTAAAGATCAATTGCTTCGATAGTCCGAACCTCATTGCAAACGGCTTGACCGACATGCGAGCCCTTCAAGAAGAGATTCACGTTTTGCGGGGATTGGACGACGCGGAACGTCTAGAGCGTCTAAGTTCTTATAAGGTCACGCGCCCCTATCTGCTTTCAGCGAAGTGGGTTTGCGAGTCGATTTTGGATTGGGGATTTGAGCATCCTCTCACGCAAGGCAAAATACTGGGTGAGTTTCCGACGGAAGACGACAAGACGTTATTCCCTCTCCACATTCTAGAAAACGCGATGCTGAATTTCTACACGCTGACCGGCGAAGACAAGAAAGTAATCGGCGTGGACATCGCGCGTTTCGGGTCTGACTTTAGTTGTCTGACAGTCATTCACGGCAAAAAGTTCCTGGCGAAAAAAAGGCTTTCTAAGGTCGATTTGACCGTATGCACGGGCGAAGTCATGGCGATGTATCGTGAGCACGGCGCCGACGTGATTTGTCTCGATGAAACGGGACTAGGGTCCGGGGTTGTCGATCGCTTGAAAGAGCTACAGCGCGAGCATCAAATCGGGCGAGACGTGGAAATCAGGGGCGTGAATTTCGGATCGGCAAACACCGACGAAAAAGACGCGGCGCGATACGTTAACGTCAAAGCTCGCATGTATGGGCTTCTCGCGGAAGACTTAAAATCAGGGTTTCAACTTCCAGGTCCGCCGCATTCAGATAGTTACCTAGACGAAATGCCGATGTTACTCTATTCTTTCGACTCAAAGGGTAGAATGATTATCGAATCAAAAGAGGATTTCAAAAAACGCACTGGGCGTAAATCTCCTGACGACACCGATAGCCTGGCCCTGGCGAATTACGGAAGGTACCACACGGTCAAGGTGGGGAAAATGAGCGCGGACGCTTTCAGAAGTACCTCAAGACCTTTTGCATCAGGGACGAAAGCAGGATCTTTATGGTAAGAAAAAGAGGGCGGCCAAAGAAACTCGCGGAGTCTCAATCAAGCGCGATGGACGTGGGCGGCGGCGGGATTCGAAAGAACCTCATGCCCAAAGGCACGAGCGGCACCGAAATCAACGGCGGCTACTTCTCGGAAGAATACCTCTCCAAACTTCAAGGCGAACGCGGCGCGGACATTTGGGACGAAATGCGGCGCAGCGAATCACAGGTTCGCATGGTGCTCACGGCGGCGGTCAATTTGCTTAAGGCCGCAACGTGGGAATTTGAGCCCGCCAAAGGCGTAGCAGACGGTGAGAAGCACGCGGCGTTTGTCGAGCACATTTTCAAAGAGCGGATCGACTGGGATCAATTCATGCAAGAAGTTTTCACGCTTCTTCCGTTTGGATTCTCGGCGTTTGAACAGGTGCACGAACTCGTGCAAAACGACCCAAAGTTCGGGACGTTCTTTTGCACGAAGAGCCTTTCTTTCCGCGCCCAGAAAACCATAACCCGATGGAACGTGGAGCAAGGCACCGGAAAGCTTCTTTCGGTCGATCAGCAAGTGGTCGGCGACGTGGCGAAGAACACGGTTGTCAGCATGCCCGCTGATACGCTCGTGATTTTCACGAACGAAAAAGAAGGCGACAACTATGAAGGCATCTCGGTCCTTCGTGGAATGTATGGCGCTTGGATTAGAAAGCAGCTCTATCTTAAGCTCGCCGCAATCGGCGTCGAGAAGTACGCCCTAGGGGTTGTGGTCGGAAAAGTTCCGAGCGGAAAAGAAAATTCAGACGAGCTAAACAAATACAAACTCATGCTTGAGACTTATACCTCTCACGAGTCGGCATATTTAATTTTCCCAGAAGGGTGGGAAATCACGCTACAGAAGCATGATTTTGACGCCGAAAAAATTAAGTCGCTCATTTTGCTTGAGAACACAGAAATGATCAATGCCATGGTCGCCAACTTTTTGGCACTCGGCACGAATGGCGCGGGCGGTTCTTACAACTTAGGCGAAGGCTTAACTAAGTTTTTCGTTCTCGCTTTGAAAGCCTACGCAAACATTGTGTGCGGAAAGTTCAACCGAGAGATTCTTCCCAAAGAAATCAAGATGAATTTCGGACCTCAACTGGGGTACCCGAAATTGAAAGCGTCTGGGATTGACGACAACGCAGGTACTGCGCTTGCGGATATCGTGCAAAAGCTGAAAGCGGCGAACGCAATCACGACAGACGACGAACTAGAGTCGCACCTTCGAAAAAGGTTTATGCTCCCACAAAGAACACCGGGAAGTGCTCCGCTTCCAGCGGCGCAAGCGGCGGCACCGTCCGGACCGATGCAGTTCTCTGAGCGAAGGTTGTCAGACTCTTGGAAAAAGACTTTCAATAAAAATAAGGATGTGACCTCTGAACTCATGCGTGAGTCTCTCACTGAGATTTACGCAAAGATG